CAGCAACCGCCCCCGGCCCGTGCTTAAGACTGTATTCCGAATCGAGTTCAAGATTTGGAAGTATAGTCTGACAGCACATCTTCAGAAAATGGCTTCGAGTGTCGTCGAATTTAATTCCGACTAGCTCGTCGTCAGTACTGAAGAATTTGGTCTTTGCCTTTATGTCTAAGGCATCGGTGCTTTCCTCCGATAGACCAAATTTCTTAAACAAGTAGAGGATCTGCCGTACACTTTTAATGCACGACACATCATAGTCTTGCTTAAGATGACCGGTAGATTCATCAAACACTCTTGAGACAATACCCGAAAGGAATTTCGGGATTTGTCGTCCTCGGTTTCTCGCGAAACCGGGAATATGCTCAAGACACCTCTTGGCAAGCCCTCTGTCGAAGGCCAACCCAAAGGCGGGGAGTGCATTAGTAAGGAAACTAATGCCCTCGTGTTTGAGTCTATACTCGATCGTAAGAAGATCACGATCGAGGCCACTCAAGTCAGGATCAAACCTCTTCACATCTGTAAAGAGGCCTGAGATGATGCATAGCGGTCTGTTAGCCATCACGGAATAACTCCGAAAATGGAACCGTAACAGATGCTTGCTTAGTTCGACTACCCTATCGGCTTGAGCACGTCTAAGTGCACAAGACGATCGAATTCATCTTCCCAGCGCACGCGAGGTAGCGTGGATTGGGAAGGCTCCTTCTGGGCGTAGAAACGCTTATTAGGATAGAATTCGTAGATTCCCGTGAAAACAGAGCTTACCGCACACTCTATGAGTTGCGCGACAAATCTGTTGCGAGAATTGCCGTCCTTAGGTGTTAGTAAACCGAGTCGACCAAGAATCTCGGAATGACTACGATTAACAGTGAGCTGGATAAGCCCACTAATTTTCGTAATACATCCTTGACAAAAGGAAGACTCGGCCCAACGACGATAAGGCTGGCGAGTAGAAGAAACAGACGACTGGCAAAGGCTGCATACCTGCCGTTCTCCAGATGTTGCACTCATTGTACTATCCTTTCGAAAGATTGGATGGTTCGCAAAGTGCAGACCCAGATTACGACTGGCTGAGAAGCCAGTTGCTGATCGTGACCTCCGAATCCTGGATATAGTCCAGGAGGGCGTTCACCAAAGCGATTTTCTCGCTATGTGTCCACCCAAAGGGCGGAACGTTACACTGCAAAGTGACAGAACCTGTCTGCTTTGAAGTGCCACCGGTATAGGGGTTGACGGCGTCTTTC